CTACTTCTCTGGCATTTCGTACAGCCTCGGTATTACTGTTGCAAACGGCTGTACGTCCATGCCGCCCCTTATTACGGCTGCACCGCCAGCCGTAAACAGATAGCTTACGCACGCTTTCTGTATCTCGTCCAGCACCTCTAAGCAGCGCTCTTTTGTGGCATACTCTCCAATTTCTTCTAAACACCCGTCACTTATGCAAATTACGTGGCGCTTTTTGTCTGCCTCTGCGCCGCCTCTCTTTTTCTTTATGTCCTCGTACTCTCCATACTCTACGCAGGCGTAATTACCGCCCAGTCTATACAGCTTTTCTTTATTCTGGCTGCGTATATATACCTCGCTCATTGCCTTTATCTCCTTGCCTCTAAATTTTCCATTTCAGAAACGCAGTTCGGCGGTATCAGCTCATACGCTGCCGCCTCTATTTCTGTAAGCGCCTCTTTGTACTCAATGTATCCCCACGCCTGCCGTGCTATCTCTGGTACGTTCTGCCGTTCCTCAAAATTTTCTATATGTAAAATCTCGTTTCCCTGCGGCTTTGGAAATGTTCCCAGCGATAACGGGCGTAAAGGGCTGTAATATCTGTGGCTCATTCTCCCGCCCCGCTTTCCTCTTTATGTTCTTGGTAGCCCTCTAAATAGCCTAATGCCTCTACGTCAATTTCCTTGCCGTCCTTACCGTCGCTGTTTATCCGAATTTTGCCGTAGTAGGAATAAATACAGCAGCCGTCATAGTCGTATACTCTTATACTGCCCTCTGTGGCTGCCTCTGGTGTTTCAATAACCAGCGGCTCTGCCTGCTGCATCTGCGCTGCTACCTGTTCGTCTGTTACTGGCTCGCTGTTCTTTCCTCTGTACCAGATAGCCAGCATAAACAAAATGATTGCCAGCACGCCTGCCGCTATAACGGCTGCGCACTGTATCAGTTTCTTAACTGCCTGTCGTTTCATTATCCTTTTTACCTTTCTGCTTTTCCTGCTCTTCCTCTGCACACCGTATAAACGCCTCAATGTTGGCAATTTTCTTGTTATGTGCGCTAATAGCTTTTTTGGCTTTTTCATACAGCCAATACCATTGCGCAATTTCCTTATTTTCTTTCTCTTTCTGCAAATCCCTTTCCGCTTTTTCTATTGCATCTTCCAGATTTCCAGAATATGTAAAATGCCGCATATTTTTTGTTTCTCTGATTTTATAGCTTGCCTTTCTCACTTACTCGCCCCCTCTCTGCCTTTCCTCTGTTTCTCCTAATAGTATCTTTCTAAATATGCTCTCAAATATCGGTACTGGTATGCTATTGCCCGCCTGTTTATAAAGTGGCATTGTATAGCGCCCGTTTCTTTTATGCACCGCTGCCGCCGCCTCAAAATCAGCGTCGCTGTAGCCCTGTAAGCGCCAGCACTCTAATTCTGTTAGATACCTATAGCGCCCGTTTCCCATGTCTATTACCTGTGCTGGTGTTCTGTCCTGCCTTGCAGTAATCGTAAAAGCATAATCTTCTATTACTGTGGCTCTTCTTATCCCTTTTTGTCCGATTGCCTCTAATACGCTCGGCTGTGTTACGTCATATACTGGCGGCGCATCTTGCAAAAGAAGTTTATTTATATCCTGCATGGGCGTTTTTATTAAATCGTCAAATATGAATTTTTCTTTCCCCAGTACAGAAACTGTAAAAACTCTTTCTCTCGCTTGCGGTAAACCAAAGTCCCTTGCGTCCAGTATCTCAAAATTATTGCTGTAGCCCAGCCGCTCCATTTCAGCCAAATAACGATTAAAATTCACTCTCATATACTTGCTTAAAACATTTTTCACGTTTTCCCAAATAACGTATTGTGGTTTCCACTCTCCCATTTGCTCTATAATGTGTATCGTTTCCCACATTAAACTGCTACGTGTTCCGCTCCCTTTATCTGCTCCCTTTCCTCTGTTTATGCGCCCGTCCTCTGCTTTTGCCTTTCCTTGATGCCCAGCAATGCTAAAATCTTGGCAAGGGCTACCGTGTATTAAAATGTCTGGTTTTAAATTCCACCCTACAACGCTCTGCGTTTTGTATGGCAGCTCGTCTGCAAACATTGCATTGTATGAACGTACCGCCTTTTCGTCTATTTCCACGTAATCAATGGCTTTTACTGGTATGCCAATATTGCGCAATGCGCAACGTGGGCTACCTATCCCGCCGAACAATTCTAAAATCTGTATCATGGTTCTTTTTCCTTTCTTTCGTAGTAAAATAGTAATCATTCATAATCAGCATTTCTTTACTGAAAATGCACGTAAGCCCCAGCGGTACTGTAATAAATGCTATCGTTATGTCGCCCTCTGTCGCCCATACTGCCAGCACGGTAATTGCAAGCATTGCAAGCCCGCAGGCTTTCTGTTTAATGAAATACCAGCGGCGGGCTTTCTTTACCTGCTCCCGCTGCCGCCTCTGTTCCTTTTTTTTGCGCATATCTGCCATTGCATCTGCATAGCCTTTCTGGTATGCGTCCTCTACTATCAATGCCTCTGCTGCCATTCTTTGCCTCTCTTCCTTTTGGCGGCGCTCTCTGTCTTTCCATGTGTGCCGCTCTCCTGTTCTGGCGTTTGGTTTTACCGTGCGGGCTGCTTTTCGCATTAAAAAGCAACTGAAAACCTGTTGACCGTCCACATACTTTCTGGCTGGTATGACCGCCGCTATTTTTCCACGGTATACAGATTGCAGCTATTAGCCTGCTGCCCTCTGCCGCAGGCTCGCCATGCCTGCTACGCAATGTGCCGTGTGGGATTTGAACCCACAACTTGCCGCCTACTCATTAAATAAAAAGCCTTTTTCTATTAAAAACCTTATCCAATCGCAGCCCGTTACGTCGTCCCGCTCAATGAATTTGTAAAAGCTCTCTGCGTCCTCTATTCCGTATTTCTTCAAAATGTTTCTTGCGTTCTTTGCTGCTGGCGTAGTAAAAACATTCTCTGCGTAAAATGTAGCCTCTATAGTCCCGTAGCTGTTCTTTCCTGCTGGTGTTCTCATTTCCACTACGACTACATTCTTTTTGCTTTTTCTTCCTACGCCCTTTCTTATTACTACTGCCTCACTGAATAACCAGCCATTCCAGCCTCTACGCATAGGTGCAAACTGTGTGCGTGGCACTTCTACTAAGTCGCCTGCCTGCAATTTATTAAAATCTACTTTTTTCATGTGTCTTACCTCTCTTTTGTTATTCTTGTTTATAACGCCTGCTGCCCTGCTGCCGCCGTGTAGGTTTTCAGTGTGGCGTTGCAGCGTTTGAACTCCCTATAAATTGTGTCCCTATGCGTTCCCAGTGCCTCTGCAATATCACTTACACTGCTGCCCTGCTTACTCATAGCCTCTATGGTCTGCCTGTCCTCGTAATGCAGACGCTTGTACTTTCGTTTCGCCATGTTCTATGCTCCTTTCCGTCCTCATTTGCTTTTATGGTAAAAAAATAAGCGTGTCAGAGTTTTTACGCTCTGCACGCTCTTCTTTTCTGCTGTTTCCTATAAAAAAAGAAAATCGGCAGAGGCTTTATAACCTCTTGTCGATTTTCATTCTAAAACTTATCAAGAAATTTAAATATTTTTTTCAAGCCTGTCAAACCCGCATATTTACTGGATTTTTGCCGTTTTCTTTTTCTGCCTTTAAAAGAATTTTACTACTTTTTATGTTCTGCACAGACCTGTTCCATCACTTCCCGGATCGCATCAAGAGACTTCTGATCCATATCCGGGATCCATTGCAGCTTTTCTACTTCGCCTGCAACCTGCTCAAAAGAAAGCCCTGTCCCAGTCATCCGGTCCCTGATATGGACATAACATAATAACAAGTCCATTTCGTCTTTTTCCGGTAATCTTTTTGTCAGTTCCTGCCGAACCTGTTCCCGCTCTTTTTCACCGCCAGGAAATACCCGTTCCATATAATCCCTTGCCTCTTTTTCCTTTTCTGCTTTGCTCTTGAAATTAAATCCAAATATTTCCAT